GCCAACGGACACACTATAGAAATATCAACAGAAGCATATCTTGATATGACTGATGAACAATTGAGGGACCTTGAATGTCTTAGTCCTTCACAACTAATGGAAATAAATAATCCTTTTTATAAACCATTCTCCAGTAAAACAACTAAAGAAGAACGTGTGATAGAAGATCCACATGCATTATATAATGTTACTGATGAAGAAAAGTTAGAAGATTTTTATGACCATGAGAAAGAAGACATATAATTAATCTGAGTATTTAAATAAAATTAAACAAATGAATTTTAAAAACCAATCAGTTGTGATTGTCAAAGATGACATGAACAACGCAATCAGAGTGTCTAAAAATAACGCAGAATATGCTCATATTAGACTATCTCAAGAGAGAACAATGATCAACAGCAACGGATGGTTGCAAACAAAACAAGTTACAGCACTTATACATGGTAAAACTGAAGAGTTAATTGCTTCAGGTATTAAAAAGTTTAAGAAGTTACCTGGTAATATTGTTATTAAAGAATCATTAACACCTTTTAATAAAAATAATCCTGATAGAGATTTAAAAATGGCAGGTAATACTGGTATAGTATGTTGTATAGATGGTCAACCAATCTATAGAACTACTAAGTATGATGCAACTGGTACACAAGAAGATGAACTAATTGCACATAATAACGGTGAGTCTATCCGTGAAGCTAATGCAGCATCAATGGAAGACTTAATGGCTGCAAAAGTTTCTGACACAGAAGAATCAGAAGATCCTATTGATGAAAACCAAGTTAACTTAGAAGATGCTATTGCTGAGGCTGAAGCTGAAGCATTAGAAACTCCTGCTGATCCAGATGAAGATGAGCATGATGAGTTAACTGTTGAGGATACAGTAGATGAAGAAGTTGAAGTAGAAGAAAATGTATTCACACTGTAAGGAGTAGCGAACCTATAACATTGCTAATGATTGAGAGTAACTAGTTAATTCTAGTTGCTCTCTTTTATTTTATATCTAGTAAAGTATTAATAAAAAATAATTAAACAAATGCATATTAAAAAAGAACAGCTAGCAATACTAGCACAAAAAAGATTTGAAAATAAGTTAAACTACCTAGGTATACTTAGTGAATATCAAACTATAACTAAAGATCTTACACAACAAATAGTATACAGCCAATTGTCACAAAGACAACACTTCCTTTTTAAAAGAGTGCTACACGGTCTCAATGTTTACACACAAGAAGAATTAGAAAAAATGCACTGGGATAAAAAGAGAAGAATCAAAAGAGTATGGAGACGTGCTCAATCTGTTATCAATACTTGGAAACAAGTTATATGTAACAAGCAAGCTAATGAAGTATTTAAATTATTTCATCATAGCCCGTTAGCTAATCACTTTATAAATGAGGATGTCAACAACGTTGATCCACAATTTATAAATAAGATGACGCTAAAAGATTTAGACATAACCTATGAAGATTTAGTTATCAAGTTTATGTCTGAAGGTTTGCTACCTAAAAATTATTTATTAGCAAGGTAATGCAGGCTAAAAAGAAACTGTGTGTAGGCTGTAAGTCTGAGCAGTACATCTGGAAGAATCAATCAGGTAACCGTTATTGTAAGTCATGTTGGCATAGAATAAAGGGTAAAGTAAACTCAATCAAACCTAAACCGGTGTTGAAAAAGAATACAAAACCAATAAAGAAAGTTTCTTCTAAGATGTCTGTTCAGCTTACTATCTACAATAAGTTAAGAAGAACATTCTTACAGAAGTATCCACTCTGTCAGGCATCATTACCTAGTTGTAGTTTACAATCAACTGATGTACACCATATGAAAGGCCGTGGTAAATATTTAAATGACCCAACTACTTGGTTATCAGTATGTAGAACATGTCATAATTGGATAGAAGAGAATCCTACTGAGTCAGAGCAATTAGGATTTAGTAATAAAAAATCATAAATAAAATGAATAAAGTTTTAGAGGTTTGTAAAAACTTGAAACATACTATAGATAGTATGGGAGATAATCATGTAACAACAGGAAATAGTTCATTACACGGTAATAATCCGTGGGATGGTATTAAACCTGGTAAGAAAATGTTACAGAATAAATTAAATAAATTAATGAAAAAAAATAATATAACAGATGAGCAGCTTACAACATGAAATGGATAGAATATCAGAAGAAGTTATTCTTAGCCATAAAATATTACACCAGTTAACAAGGCCAGAACTAAACCTTAAGGATCATAAACCTTTAAAAGAATATGATACAGAGGAGATGTATAGTTTATTACATAAGTTAACTAAAACAGATTTAATAACAGTAACTTTAAAATTTTGGTACAATGGACTTAGAACTAAATGATGCAGCTAAAGAGTTTACAGATATGGTATGGTATAAAGAAAAACTTAACAAAGAAATAGCAGAAGCTAGAGAGTATGTTAATGTAGATAAGTATACTGGTTTAGACTTTCATCAATTAATGAAGACAGATAAACAACATATCATTGAAGTATTATCACATGCAATGGGAGCCTTAAGGTACTTAAAAGAGAAGGAAAATGGGAAGAGATGAAGTACAAAGTAAAGCATTAGATATTGTTAATCAACATCATAGATGTGGCCTAGCTATATCTATGGGTGTTGGTAAGACACGTATAGCATTACAACATATGATGCAGAACTTTAATCAGTTCAGTAAGTTTCTTGTTGTTGCACCTAAGAAAACTATTATGAATGCATGGCGTGATGAATGTGAAAAGATGAATGCTACACATTTATTAGATCATATTAAGTTTACAACATATTTATCATTACGGAAACAAAATCCTAATGAATATGATATAGTATACTTAGATGAATGTCATAGTCTCTTGTATAGTCATAAAGATTTTCTTGATAGATATGCTGGTAAAATACTTGGACTAACAGGTACACCACCAGTATATGGTGAGAAAGAATTATTAGTAAATGAATTCTGTCCTATAGTATATAACTTTAAAGTTGATGATGCTACTGATAATAATATTCTTAATGATTATAGAATCATAGTACACATGTTACCTCTTAGTAATAGTAGAAATATACCTAAGAAAAAAAGAGATGGTGGCATGTGGTATACATCAGAAGTTAAAGACTATGAATATCATACAGGTAATGTTGATGATGCTCCAACTATGAGAGCTAAACAACTAGCATCTATTATGAGAATGAAAGCACTGCAAACTTATGTGTCTAAAGAAAAATATACTAAACAACTTATGAGTATCATAAAAGATAAATGTATTATTTTTGCAAATACACAGAAGCAAGCAGATAAAATGTGTGATTACAGCTATCATTCAAAGAATAAAAATAGTGATAACAATTTAGAATTATTTAGTAATGGGACAATTGATAAGCTTTCTTGTGTTCTTCAGCTTAGTGAAGGGGTTTCTATTCCTGGTTTACGTAGTGGTATTATTATGCATGCATATGGTAACGAAAGGAAATCAGCACAAAGAATAGGCAGACTACTAAGACTTAATCCTAATGAGACAGCAATGTGTCATATCTTATGTTATAAGAATACCATTGATGAACAGTGGGTTAAAAGAGCATTGACAGATTTTTCTGAAGATAAAATTAAATACTTTGAACCAACTAAACAACAACTAAATGGGTAGAATGAAAGAAGTGTTCATGCAAATGCGTGAAGAAAGATGGATGGGATGTGAAAAAGAATATCTCAGACAATATGCTAACAAATTAAAAAAAAAAAATATGCCTAATTGGACAACATATATAGATGACCTAGAATTTGAGTGTGTATATGACCCAGGTGAAAAACAAACTTGGGATCATCCTGGCGCAAGCTTAACTGTAGAAATACAAAAAGTATGGGCTACACTTGAAGATAAAAATGGTAACCCTATTACAGTAAATGTAAAGGATATATTAGATCAAGACATTGATTATGAATCAGCTTTAGAAATTATTCTAGAAGAAATAGAAAATGATGAACCTGATCCTGATAGATTTAGAGATGACTATTAAGATAATAATAAGTGATCCGGGTGATGAACAACCAGGAACACATATAATAATAAATACATGAAAGCATTATTTACAAGTATACTTATTAAAAAAGATGGTGAATGGAAACATCAATTATCTATTAAAGAAAAAGAATACAATGATATGCTAGCTGAATTACCTGATGGTTCTAAAGTTAGTCTGACTGTAGAAGTACAAAGTAAAGATGCAACATATGCACAGAAAAAAAGAATCCATGCCATGATTAGACAAATATCTAATGATACTGGCATGGACTTTGAACCTTTGAAAAATGAAGTTAAAGAAAGAGCTGGTCTCTGTATTGATGGTGAGTGTAAATCATTTGCTGATTGTGATACAGATGACTTGAATGCTGCTATACAAGCATGCATATCAGTAGGAGATTTTGTAGGATCTAATGTACGTTAATCCTTCTTCTTCTCCTTCTCTTCTTTTAATAATCTTTGTGACTCTTCATTAGCAACTTTAATTCTTAATGCAATTGCATCATCATCTAATGGTATAGCTGGATCAGCATTACCCATTAGTGCTTCAAGAAAATGTTTTCTATCATAGATTTTAGTTTTCTTTTGAAGACCTGCTTGTGCATTGAATTCATTAGTGAGCATCATTAGTGTCCACACTGCTACATCTAAGTCAGTAACTTTTTCTTTATCAAAGTTATCACCTTTATAATCCATTTTAACATATTCCAAAGCTCTAGTTGCTTCATCTGGATCAACACTATTAACAACATACTCTAATGTTTTTTGTATTGATCTGCTGAATGCACCTGAGATTCTTATATCTACAGTATCTTCATCAGGTACTGCAGCAAATGTATCATTAGGTAATTGTTCTGACAATTCAATCATTTCTTTGATTGCTTGTTTATCTATTTCTTCTGACATAGTAATATTATTTTATGATACAAAGATAGGAATAAAATTTAAATATATACAAGGTTAACACAGTTTAATTTTGTATCTTTGTTAACTAATAAATCAAGTATGAAACCAAGTATTTTAACACCTGAAATGGCTCAGGATGTAAGTCAGTTTATTGAATCATTTGAAAGTAAACACAAGTACCCAATCAATGTAGAGATTGGTGGTATTCAAAGTTCAATTGCAGTAGCTGATAATCCTGAAAGATTAAATCAAACAGATATAGTTTCTCTTATGACAAATGCTATGCACTCGTTTGATGAAGACCTCAAGCAATATAAAAGTCTCCGTGATCTTAAGACAAGAAAAAGAGATGTGCTTATATGGGCACAACTATATTCTTATTTAGCATGGAGATATGGTTACAACAAAAGTTGTATTGCTAGATTTTTAAATAAAAATCACGCAACTATTATACACAGTATTAAGACTATAGAAAACTATAAGTATACTAAAGATGTAGAGTATGTTGCTATTTATGAACACTTAAAAAAATACATTCAAGAATATGTGGGAACTAATGCAGGAAATCCTGATAGACAAACTTACTCCGAATCAGCTCTTGTTACTCTATGCAATTGATAACAGTACTAGTATTAAAACAATTAATCCTCATTTAGAAATAAAAGGATTAGTTGCTGAAAAGTATGTAGAGTATGAGCCCGGTAAGAATGTCAAGATAACTAATAAAGGTAGAGAGATAATAACTAAATACAATGCTTATTTTACCAAAGCTAAAAAGAAAACTAATATCCATCTAATGGGTAAAGAATATGTAGATAAGGTAGAAGAGTATAGAGAGTTATTTCCTGCAGGTAAATTACCACACGGTAAACCAGCCAGAGTTAATGTAAAGACATTAATAAATAATTTTAGATGGTTCTTTGAGAACTATGACTATACATGGGATGAAGTTATTGATGCAACTAAACGTTATGTAAATGAATATGCACAAAAAGATTATCTGTATATGCAGACTAGTCAATACTTTATATCCAAAGCTGATCAGTCTAAGGTTAAGCAATCACAACTTGCTGACTATTGTGATATGATTAGAGATGGAGTAGAAGAAGAAGATAATAATCATTTTAGTGAGAATGTTGTATGAGTAAACAAGCATGGAAAGGTCAACACAATGCGTTCCAAGAAGCGCTTAGATATATGCTTGATAGACAATCAGGCAAGGAGAAATCTATATATACACCATGGCCCAAGTTTAATGATGCTATAACAGATGGATTAGAGTGGAATACTCTTACTGTTATTGGTGGCAGACCGGGGTCAGGTAAAACATTAATAAAGGATCAGATAATTAGAGAATCATTTGTCTTAAATCCTGAAGATGAATTTAGAGTATTAGAGTTTCAGTTTGAAATGGTAGGTAGAACCTCAGCAATAAGAGAGTTTAGTTCTATTACTGGTAAGACATACAAAGAGTTATGTAGTGCTGGATCAACATTGAGTGCAGATGTATTTAATAAGTGTCATTTGTATGCAAAAGATAGAGTAAAGTTTCCTGTTGATATAATATCTACACCTATGACTGTTAATCAAATGCGTGAGCAGGTTGATATGTATATGAATGAACATAAAGGTCAGAAGACTATAATAACTCTTGATCATACAATACTTGTAAAGAGAGCTCCATATCAAAACAATAGATTAGATATGCTATTTGAATTAGGTGAATTCTTTACTCAAGCAAAGAGAGATTATCCTTGTTTGTTTATAGCATTATCACAACTAAATAGGAACATAGATAATCCAGATAGAGCTGTTGATGGTAAGTATGGTAACTATATTCTTGAGTCAGATATATTTGGTTCAGATGCAATGTTACAACATGCTGATACTTTAATTGGTATCAACCGTCCTGCTAAACAAAAGATTAAATACTATGGGCCTGATAGATATGTAATAGATGATGACAAGACTTTAGTATTGCACTTCCTTAAAGCAAGGAATGGTGATGCACGTATGTCATTCTTTAAAGCAGCCTTTGAGAGAATGGAAATACTTGAGATGAATACACCAGCTCAAGCTCCACGTAGACAAGTTTAATAAATAAATAATATGACACCAGCAGAAAGAAAGAAAAAAGTTAAGGAGTTGTTTAGTGAGCATGAAGAGTACTTTACTTCTAATAACATTAAACATCCATTATACATTCCTAAGATGGCGTACAGACCACCTGGTAAGGATGAGAAACATATATCTTTTTTCCCTAGTGAATTACAAAAGGGAGAAGATATATACACAGAGTTTGTAAGTATTGAATATGATTCAGAAGATCCAAAGAGAACGTTATATTTTCTTAAGCATAACCCTCATTGGGCTGAAGAGTATGAGTTAGTTACATCAAAGTCAGGACATGAAAGACATATCATTCCTATTGGTGAACTAAAAGTAATCAATGATATAAACTCTAGAACTAATGCGCAAGTAGCTAGCCTTGCAGATGCAGTAACTAAGTTAACTACACAGGATATAAACATTGGTAATCCTGAGACAGAAAGAACTATGTTAGATGTAGCTAAAGGTATAGAAAAAGCGTTGATAGGTATTCAAAACCTATTAAAGAACATTAATAGAAATCAATTAAATCAATAAGTATGGCACAAAGCGTATTAATTATTGCTGACTCAGGGTCAGGTAAATCAACAAGTATGAGGAATCTTCCTGCAAAGGAGACCTTTATAATTAACATTGCAAACAAACCTTTACCATTCAAAGGATGGAAGAAAGATTATACTAATATTAGTAAAGATAATCCTAAAGGTAATATGACATCAGCTTCTTCAGCTGCTGGTATTATTAAAGCAATGAAACATGTTAATGATAACATGCCACACATCAAGACATTAGTTGTAGATGACTGGCAGTATATGTCTAGCTTTGAATACTTTGATAGAGCTAATGAAAAAGGTTATGATAAGTTTACTCAAATTGCAGCAAACTTAGCACAGGTTGCTAAGATGCCTAAAGATATGAGAGATGATCTAACTATATTCTTCTTAACTCATTCAGAAGATTCAACAGATATTAATGGACATCGTAAAGTTAAAGCTAAAACAATTGGTAAAATGATTGACAATACTTTAACACTAGAAGGATTATTTTCTATAGTTTTGTTTGGTCATGTAAAGAAAGATGAAGACGGACAATTACACTATGGATTTGATACCGTAAATAATGGAGAGAATACATGTAAGTCTCCAATGGGAATGTTTGATGATTCCTTTATAGATAATGATTTGCAATTAGTTAAAGACTGTATTGCAGAATATGAGAACTAATTTATTAATTAATTAAAAAAAGAAAAAATGTTAAATACAAAAGACATGCAAGTAGGAGCCGGTAAAGTTAGACCTTTGATTGGCCCAGGCAACAACGTAGTAAAAATTAATTCTATAACTTTTGATCAAACACCATTTGATACTGATGCATATAATGTTATGTTACATGTAGAAACTAAACCAGTTGGTGGAGACTTTGAAGGATTCTTTAAAGATAAAGATAATGAGTCTGCAGGTAGATATGAAGGACAAATTGGTAGAGTTAGAATGACACCATATCCTTACAAAACTACAACTCTAGCAAGTGGTAGAGAGATTGATAGAGATCAAGAAGTTCTTAAGTCTATGATATTCTTAAGTGAAGTAATGAACAAAAGAGTTGAGTTAGATACTATTGAAGCTAATACTATTGAAGACTTTATATCTTCTGCTAGTAAGTTGTTAAGTGGTACATACTTTAATGTATGTTTGGGTTCACGTGAGTGGGAAAACAAAGAAGGATATATCAATAATGATTTGTATCTTCCTAAGTTATCTAAAGATGGTGTACCTGCTGAACAATTAGATAAAGAAAACTCAAGACTATTGTCTTTCAATGAGGGAACTCATGTTAGAAAAGTACAAAAGAAAGCTGAGTCAACTACATCTAATGCAAGCTTTGAGCCAGCTATGAATGGTAGTGCAGGATCTGATTTTGATCTTTAATAAATAATAAAAGTAGTGGGTGCTGAATGGTATAAAGGTTCCAGACGTGGTCATACCAGCTTAATTGGAGGGAAAACAGTTGCGTTGCCAATCTCCAGCCCCAAACTTTTAAATTTAATACTATGTTTACTACAAAAGGATTTGCTGATAATAAAAATGATGTAAATAGTGCATGGGTATTTGAATACTATCTTACTTTACCTGAAAGACTAACCGGTCAGGATATAAAAATTAAGTCTGTGTTTAATCCTAATGAGCGTACTCCAAGTATGTGTATCTATTTATGTCCATATAAAAATGAATATAAGTTTAAAGATTTTTCTACAGGTAAACAAGGAAGTAAAGTTGATCTAGTACAAGAATTATTTGACCTGAATTATTCCAAAGCTTTGTTTAGAATAGTTGAAGACTATAATAAGTGGGTAATGGATGGTGGTATATTTGATTCTGAAGAGTTTGTACCTGCACCAAAATTTAAATTAGATGCAACTATAACAAGAGATTGGACTGATGAAGACGCTAAGTTTTGGTTACAGTTTAATATAGGTAGTAGTATGTTATCTAAATATATGGTGTTACCTTTAGATTATTTTACTATGGTTAAAGATACAGGAGATAGTATTGAAAAAATTAAAATACAATCTTCTGGAATTTATGGATACTTTAATAAAGAAAGTAAATGTTATAAGATCTATCAGCCTCATAGTAAGAAGAACAAGTTTACTAAAGTGCACGAGCACCTGCAGGGACTTGAGCAACTAACATATGAAAAGGATTATCTTATAATAACATCATCACTCAAAGATGGTATGTGTATTGATTCATTTGGTTTTAACTTAGAGTTTATTGCTCCTCATAGTGAGAACACAATAATCAAACCACATATAATACACAGTTTAAAACAGAAGTATAAAAAAGTATTATCTTTGTTTGATAATGATGAAGCAGGTCACACTGCAATGGAGACATATAAAAATGTATATGATATAGATGGAGTATACATCAAGTCTGAAAAAGATATATCAGATGCAGTAAAAAAATATGGAGCTGATGCAGTCAAGCCTAAATTGTTTAACCTAATAAAATCAAGTATATGAAATGGTGGGTAAAAGGTAATGTACCTAGTTCAAAGAATAGCCGTCAATGGACGGGTAAATATTTTGTAGTTAGTAAAACAGTTACTAAATACAGAAAAGCTACAAGACCGGAGTATGAAAGAATGGCTCCTCAGTTTAAGTTTGAAGCAGCTAAGTATGAGTTACCACTTACTATTACATTTACATTTGTGAGAGGAACTAAACACAAGTTTGATTATATAAATCCATGTCAAACTGTACAAGATGATATGGTAAAGTATGGATGGATTGAAGATGATAACTGTGAATTCATTATACCAATATTTGAACCTTATGAATATAATAAAGAATATCCAGGTGTCTGGATTGAAATTAAACCAGAATTAAATAAATTAAAAGATGAACGAGAAACCTAAGTTAACATTACAGGTTTATGATAGACTAATAGAAATGATGAGATCCTCCAATATGGAGGATTTTTTTATGGGTTTAGAAGTATATAAGAATCATGAAAGATCACAGTGGTCTGATATACTTATGTATAAATCTTTTGTTGGAAACAAAAGACATGAAGTAGAAAAAGAATTAAATATGAATGGACGTATCTTATGGCGTTATGAGACTATGTCAATGGCCCAACTTAAAGAGAAACGTAAAAGATATTTAAAAGGAGATGAACAATTAATATTTGATAGATTATATGATGAATACAACAGCTATTAACATACAGAAAGTAGTAGATAAAGTATCTAAAGCTTGTAAGACTCTTATGTTTAAGGAACCATTTTATGGTCTCTTTCTTATAGGAATCAATAAAAAATATAGAGATGATCTGCCTAC